GAATTTGAAATTAACAGAAATACAGGTAACTATACTGAAGATAGTGCAATAGACCTAATTAATGGTTCTACATTTGTAACTCAGACTATTACTCTAATGTTTAATCGTAGAGATAAAGTTAAGTCTGAAGCTATCAATGTACTTGGAGCAGGTCAGCAATATTTATCTGCTATCATTCAAGATGCTAATGAGGTATATTGGTACTTTGAGAATCTACAATTAACTGCTACAGGTGAGGGATCAGGTACAGCCCGTGCTGATGGTTCTAAATATTCCGTTACACTTTTGGCGGAGTCTGAGCATTTGGCTTATGAGATAACTACAGGTCAAGTTACTGCTAATACATAAGATTTAATACCCTAATAATTAAAGCTCTAGTAATACTAGGGCTTTTTTTTTTAACATTTTTTGACCTTAGTATAATATAGTTATATGATATACATAAAAAAAGATGAGGTCAATCAGATTATCCTTACACTCACTGAGGTAAGTACACTGCCTACTCCTTATTATTTATTTGTTTTTCAGAATGAAATGGACAAGCTGTCTGCACCTATTACATTCTACACTGCTGATATATCAGCTTATCCTGAAAGATTCAATCAGTTTGAGTTAGATGAGCCTGTAGATTTGGAACTAGTAAAAGGACAGTATACATATAGTATCTATGAGTCAACTATCACACCTCCAACTATTGCAAACTCTACAGGGTTTGTGATTGAAGAGGGCAGGATGGTAGTATCAGGACCAATAGTATCATCAATTTATGAGTAATTATGGCGTTAAAAGATTTTTTTAAAACAGTAAAGCACGAAATAGTAGAGGGATATCAATCATTCTCTACTCCATTCCTAAAAGTAGGAGGTGCTAATCTAACTCTACCCTATGTAAATGGTAGAAATCAGACTAATGGATACATTCCATTTGGGCAGGATAATCTATTCCCTGAGCTAATCAATCAGATATTCTATTCTAGTCCATTACATGGCTCAATAGTGGGGTATAAAGTGAATGCAGCTGTAGGTGGTGGATTTAATATAGTAGCTGATAGACTTACTCCACAGGATAAGCTAGAGTTATATACATTAGAGAGAAAATTAAACATAAAAAAGATAGTACCTGCAGTAACTCAGCAACTGATACTGCATAATAGAGTATATTTCAAGCTATGCTTTGATGATAAGATGAAACTCACAAAGATTGTCAATCTATCCCCTGAAAAACTTAGAGTAAACTTAGACCGTAAGAGATACTACATCTGTGATGATTGGGCTAGTAGGATTGGAGTACAGGAGATTAGGAGATATACTCCTACCTCTAGAGATTATGAGCAGTTATTTGTGTATGAGGTTGAATGTATTGGGCAAGATTATTATCCATTACCTCAGTACACCTCAGCTCTAAACTTTGCATTCTTATCAGGTGAACTTAGCTACTTTGCTAAAAGTAATATCCAAAATTCAGTCTTTCCTAGCTTTGCTATGATGTTCCCTAAAAGACCTCAATCTGAGGAGGAGAAGAACATGATAAGAAATACTATTGATAGATTGAAAGGTGCTGCCAATGCAGGTAAAGCTGTAGCATTCTTTGCTAATAGTCAGGACCAACTGCCAAAGATAGAGTCACTACCAACAAATGGCAATGATAAACTATTCCAGGAGGCATCACAGCTGAACACTGAGCAGATTTGTTTTAGTCACACTATAGATCCTATCCTTATGGGAATCAGAACTACAGGCTCACTAGGTAATGGATCAGATATTAAGCAGGCTTACATCATATTTGAGAAAAATGTAGTAATGCCACTAAGAGACCAGGTAGCTGATATCTTTAATGAGCTGTTATTCATAGCTAAGATAGATGCAGATTTCACCATCAATAACTATCAGATAATTAATGAGGCAATAGTAGAACTTGAGGGAGATACATCTAAGACTAATGATGCACTTAATAGTCTATCACCTTTGGTAGCTACTAAAGTACTTGAGACTATGACCGAAAATGAGATTAGAGCCTTAGCATCTTTACCTCCTGTACCTGGAGGTGATAAGAGCAAGTCACAAATTGCACAAACACCTATACTATAATGCTATACTTTATAACAGAAACCTACTTAAAGAATAACACACCCATCACAGCTAATGTAGATGTCAATAATGTTACTCCTTACCTAGCTACTCAAGCTCAACTTAGAATCATGCCTATCTTAGGTACTACATTCTATAATGACTTGCTAACTAAGTACAATGATCAGACATTAGATCCTGATGAAGAGACTCTAGTTACATTCATACAGCCTATTATAGCATGGAGGGCAGCAGAAGATGCTGTCTTTGGTCTATCCCTGCAGCTAAAGAATAAAGGTCTACAGACTCAGTTCGGAGATAACAGCTCATCAGTAGATAGAGGTACTATAGCATTCTCAATGGAGCATTATGCACAAAAGGCTGCATTTTTTGAGCAAAGATTGATAAGATACCTACTTAAGAACAGAGCTTTGTATCCAATATTCACCGGTACAACTAACCGAGATACTGACCTTAGACCTATGATTGATGGCTGTAGCTGTTACTCTAATGGCTTATTAGAATGTACAGGCTTATGTGGTAATAATAGCAATGGCTATAACAATTCAATCTTAATAATATGAAGCACTCAGGAGTCTTATCAATTATAGTATTCAGTTTAGGATACTTAACAGGCATAGCATTAGTATTTGAGCCTGCTCTATATCTTAAGCTAATGGGAGCTAGTATAATAGGCTACCTTAGTTTTATTCTAGCATTACAAATGGAGGGAGAACAATGAAAGCACAATTATCACTACTACTAATATCAATACAATCCAAACTTTTGACTCTTATCTCTATATGCTTTGCATTCTTTTTACCAATAAGTGGGATACTGCTAATGATAGGAGTATTAATAGCTATTGATACTATCACTGGCATTTGGAAAGCTAAGAAATTAGGAGATAAAATAACTAGCAGAAAGCTATCATCTATTATAAGCAAGTTAGCACTCTATGAAGTAACTGTGATAATGTTCTTTTTGATAGACCAATTCATACTAAATGACATCATACTAACTTTTTTCAGTGTACCATTCATGCTTACTAAAATAGTGGCATTAGTATTATCTAGTATTGAGGTGATGTCTATTAATGAGAATTATAAAGTAGTCAAAGGCATAGACCTATGGCAATCAATGAAGCTATTATTTGCTAGAGCTAAGGATATTAAAGAGGACCTAAACAAACTGAAATGACTAGATGGGAACTTACATCTAAATACGGTACAGCTAATGTAACAGGTGCAGGTTACTTAGTAAAGATTAAGCTACCATATCCAATGCGTATAGCTTGGGACTTAGACAGCACTGTCAATACTATGATGTGCCATAAGTTAGTAGCTGATAATTTTACAGCTGTTTTTAATGAGCTTCTAGCTGTATATGGATATGATAAGATTAAGGAGTTAGGGATTGATTTATTTGGTGGATGTTTCAACTATAGAAAGATGAGGGGAGGTACAGCACTATCCATGCACTCATGGGGTATTGCAATAGACTTAGATCCTGCTAGAAATCTACTCAAAGAATCATCGAAAACTGCAAGATTTGCAAGAGTTGATTATAAGGCAATGATAGATATTTTCTACAAGCATGGATTTATATCTTTGGGTAGAGAAAAAAATTACGATTGGATGCACTTTGAAATAAAAGAATGATGAGATACTTAGCTATAATACTACTACTCAGCAGCTGCTCTGCACAGTACCATCTTAATAAAGCTATTAAGAAAGGATATACTTGCGAGCAAACAGGAGATACTATAAGAATAACAACTTTAGATTCTATCCCTGTTATCATTCATGATAGTATTGTATGGGAGAAGTTTATAACTACTAAGGATACTGTAATCAAATATAACACAGTCTATGTACCTAAGACTAGACTAGAAAAAAAAATAGAATATAAACTAAAGGTCAAAACTATCTACAAAGATCGTATTGTAGAGAAAGCACAGGCTAAAGCTACAAGACCTAGAACTAGAGGCAATCTTAACCTGTTATTTGTAGGAGTAGGCATAGGCTTACTGCTGTCATATCTCTTTAAATTTGCGAGAGAGAAATATTTGTTCTAAGTTTACACCATCTATGGTAAGAAAAAGACTGTTTTTTGACATTGAGACATCATTCAATGTTGGTATATTTTGGCGATCAGGATATAACCTCACAATCAATCCAGGTGACATCATTCATGAGAGAGCTATTATCTGCATCTGCTATAAATGGGAACATGAGCAGGATGTACAGTTCCTAACTTGGGATAAAAAGCAATCAGATAAGGCAATGATTAAAGCATTCCTTAAAGTTATGGCTCACGCAGATGAAATTGTGGCTCATAATGGGGAT